ATCTCTTGCCTCGTGCTATGGCTTTATCTGCTATTTCTTTTTCGTAATGCACACGCTCGGTGTAAATGCGGTCATCGTCTTTGCACACAGCCAGGTAAAAAGCTCGGTCTATGTTTGTACCTTGCATATAAACCTGCATCTGCACCCAGTGCATTGGCTTAGACTTCTTAACCCCGTTCTTAACCATGTCATCAAACGACTTCTTGCTATGGGTCTTAAACTCAGCAACGTGACGCTTGTTTGGTGCTTCGGGTAATCCACCCTCAATTACGCCATCAATGCTACCTGACACATGAGCGCCAAAAGCAACCCGTGCTTGGTTCTCATTGGTGTTTCTAATGTCTACGCCAATATCTCGTAAATCACGCACGATAGTAGCTTCTTCCATTTGCCCACGTCTAAATAGGCGCAACACACGACCAGGGAACTGGGGTAACACAGCCCACCTAAAGGACAGCCACAGCCACCTATCGCAAGGGTGTCCTAGAGTGCTTGCACCCATATGAGGGCGGGGTAGATCTGCTATCTTTTCGTGATGAGCGTCAATCAAATTTTGCACGTTGTGAATTGGCTCAGGTATAATCATTTTCATCTCCTTGGGTGTAAATCCCAACTTTGCCCCTAGCCAAAACTAGGGGCTTTTTTTGCTTACTTCGCTTTTTGCCAAGGGGGTGCAGCTTTAGCTGGCTCAGAGGTCTTTGCTACTGGTTGTGCAAAAGATGCTACTGGCTTGCTACCCTCTATTGCCTTGTAGCCCTTAACCTCGTTAGACGCACCGTATTGACCATCTGCTGGCTTGATTGTTACCTTTATAGATAATGTTCCACCAATTAACTGATCGGTGTTTGTGACACGAGCCAACCCTATTGCTCGCATAATGTCACCTAAGTTTTGACGACCAATTTCCTCAGCCTGTGAGTTTTGATTGCGAATGTTAATGTTGCTAAACACCACACGACCTTGCCCACTGTCACCTGTAATGTCAAAGCGAAGTTTGATGTACTCACCTGTGCCATTCTTGGTTTGCTTAACTTCTGCGCTATGCACAAAAGCCGTGTACCAACCTGCTACTAACAGGTCATAATTGTTTGTGCCAACGGGTAATTGCTCTACATCAAATGTTTGGTTAAGTTCCATAATTTATTCCTTTGAGATAATAATTGAAAATGAAGGGCGACCTGCTTTTGCGGTGATTGCTTCAGCTAAGTGGTTGGTAATTTCTGTACTTGTTGCCTTCCAGACTGCTGCATTGATCTCTGGCTTCCATCTAAAGAGGCTAGATAAATGATCGCTTAAGCCATGCAAGTTTGCCAATTCTTGTAACTTCTCTGAATCAACTTTGCGAGTAATACGACCCTCAATCTTTAAACCTAATCCAATATCTGGTTTAAAGTTCTCAGTTCCATCAAAATTCTCAGGCACACCGAGCAATGAAAGAATCTTGTCTTCACAAGACCTTCTCTCTTTTAGTGCTAACTCTTCTTGCTTTTTGCTTGTTTGCCAAAGAATGACAAGCTCTGATATTGATTGACTCATTTTGCACCTCCAATTTTTGCAATGATTGCTGATAAGTCTGGCGCTTCCCATGCACCTAGCTTACCTGAGCGATCTTTAGCAAGCCAAATGCCATCTGAGTCACACATCAAAGCACGTTGACTGTTACCGTCTGCATCTTTTTCAACACGCAGTGCAAGCACTTCGTCAAAAAAGTACGGTAATTGCTGACCAGTTTTATTGCCTGGCATACTAGGTGCGTAAAGCAATCGACCTGTTTCGTCTTGCGACTTCTCGCACTTAGCAGTAAAGTAAACGTGCTTGCCTGGTATGTCACGAAAGGCACGAATAATGTCAGCCATTTGCTCTTGCATAGCGCCATAAGCCTGACGTGGGTCTTTCGCAATCTTTTTTTCATGGTTCAGTACAACTTCAGCAATCTCAGAGATTGAATCGAGTGCAATTGAATCAAAACCTTTAGCCTCAACTGATTCTGTCAACCACTTATACGCTTCCATCAAAGTTTCGTAATTGTTAACTTCTACATAAGGCAAGTTTGCATCTTGTATGGAAAGCAAGCCACCTTCTGCAGACAGCACAATAGGGTTAGGCAAAGTAGGGATAAGTGAAGTTTTGCCAGTGCCTGCATTGCCGTATACAAGCATCTTCACACCATTGGCAGATAAGCCACTTGTGGACTTTAGGTTAATAGCCATTTTTAGTTCCTTTTGTATCACTGGTCGGACAATCCGTTTAGTGAGTGTTGATAATTTAACAAATTAAAGTTATGATGTCAAGACAGCATGACAAATTAAACGGAAATAATTATGAAAACACAGGAAGCAGTAGATTATTTTTATGGTCGCAAAGCTCTTGCAGACGCTTTGGGGGTATGGCCTCAAGTCATTTATCAATGGGGCGAGTACCCACCTATGGCTAGGCAATACGAAATAGAAGTTAAGACTAACGGTAAGTTAAAGGCAGATGGAGAAATAAAATGAAAATAGAATTGGAAACTTGTGGCGCTTTAAGTTTAAATGTTTTACTTTGCCCTTCTTGTGGCGAAAATAACTTGCATCAAACTAGCGCATCTGTTTATTTTAGGGATAAGGAAGATAGCAATGAAGGTAATTTTGTTCATTTAAATAATAAATACATTGAAAAAATTGATAATAGGCTTAACCCTTCTGAAAGAAGAGATGGAATTTTGATTGCTTTTGAGTGTGAGCATTGTGAAGCAGACCCTCATTTAACTATTGTGCAGCATAAGGGCGCTACATATTTAGAATGGCAGTCTATTCGTAATTTTGTGAAAGGTTAATTTTTATGACCGACATAACCCACATTCTAGGTGGCAGAGCGTTTACGCCACCAATTGAAATACCACCTGCTAGACCTGAAGACCAATTGCGTGATGCGATTATCTCTGCAAACCTTGTGCCTCCTAACGAAATTATTATTGACGGGCAGATTCACCGATTTAAGTCAACACCTAAGTCAAAGGATTCGTCAGGCTGGTATGTTGTCTATAGCGATAACTTACCAATGGGTCGTTTTGGGTGCTGGCGCTCAGGTGTTGAGGGTTCGTTTCGTGCCGACATTGGGCGCAAATACACCGCAGCCGAGGAGATGTCATTTATTAAGCGCATGGCAGAAGCGAAAGCACTTAGGGACTTAGAGATTAAGGTGCAACGCGAGAAAGCCGCCAACACCGTAGAACTTATTTGGTCTGAGTGCACAGGCGCTCACCCTGAGCACCCCTATTTAAATCGTAAGGGCATTGGCGTACATGGGGCAAGGGTGACGGGCGATGGGCGCTTGGTTGTGCCTTTGTACGATGATGATGGCGAAATTTCAAGTCTGCAATATATATCAGCCGATGGCAAGAAACTGTACCACACAGGGGGCGCTACGGGTGCTCGCTTCTGGGTTTTAGGCGAGATGGATAAAACACTATATATTGCTGAGGGTTTTGCTACCGCAGCTACTATTCGTGAAGCCACAGGCAAGCCAGTTGTTATCGCTTACTCAGCATCGAACTTAGTGCCAGTCACAGAAATTATGCGTAAGCGCTATGGTGTTACTCAAGACATTGTTATTGTTGCCGACAATGATGCTTCTGGCGTAGGTCAACGATACGCTGAACAGGCAAGTGCCAAGTATGGGGCAAGGGTAGTGATGCCACCTGAATCGGGCGATGCAAATGATTACGTGCAAGCAGGGCATGATTTGCTTGGGCTTCTTGAGCCACCTAAAGACGATTGGTTAGTTGCAGCAGATGAGTTTTGCGCCAAACCTGACCCTATTTCATGGCTCATTAAGGGTTGGGTGCAAACCGATGCGCTGATTATGGTGCACGGGCCAAGCGGGGGCGGCAAAACGTTTGTTGTACTCGATTGGTGTTTAAGGATAGCCTCCAACACAACAGAATGGTTCGGGCAAAAAGTCAGATCAGGCGGGGTGGTTTACCTAGCAGGTGAGGGGCATCACGGATTAAAGGCTCGTATATCGGCTTGGAAGCACAAGCATGGCGTTAAACAGTTAGATATGTGGCTATCTAAAGACGGGTGCGATTTAAACACGCCTGCGGGGTTTCAGAGGGTTTTAGATCACATTAGGCGATTACCCAATAAGCCTCGCGTCATAATAGTTGATACACTACACCGATTTTTGGCGGGTGACGAGAATAGCGCACAAGATGCCAAGACAATGTTAGACGCTTGCTCGGCACTTATGGCTGAGTTTAATTGCTCGGTAATACTGGTGCACCACACAGGCGTATCAGCAGAATCGCAGAATCGAGCGCGTGGCTCAAGTGCATGGCGCGGGGCTTTAGATATTGAAGTGTCAATTGTTCCTGCTAATAATGGTAGCCCACTAGAGATACACCAAAGAAAGTCAAAAGATGCTGAGTTGTCTATTTCTTTATTCGCTGAGTTAGAGCAGGTTGCATTGCCAAATTGGTTTGATGAAGACGGCAATCAGGTAACAAGTGCGGTACTTGTTCAATCAAATAAAGCACCCATTAAGAAAGATAACCCGCTTAAAAAACATACCGACAAGATTGAAGCCGCTTGGTGGCATACGGGGGCGGAGTTAGTTAACGATTTGCCTTATGTTTCGAGAAGCGGGATTATGGAGTACCTGACATTGAATCTTGCGATGAAAGAAACAGGAGCAGCTCAGGAGTGTAAACCGTCTGCAAAAGGCAAGATGATTTATGAATTGTTAAGCGCAGGAGTTATTGAGAATCATTCTCATGGCTTCATATTTGTGGAGAGCGATTACTCGAATGAGTTGTTAATGCTTAAAAATGGTAAAAAGTAGCCGTACCAAACGTACCGTACCGTACCTGAGCGTACCTAG